AAAGGCCCTCTAAAGCCTGGTACGCCTGGGCACCCCCAGCATGTAGAAGGTTATACTATCATTGGTCTTGACCCTGCTATGGCAGGTGCTACAGGAGCCGTGGTTGCTACTTATAACCGAGCAGATGGACGTATCTATGTCCTAGACTGTATCAACATGACTGACCCAAGTCCTGCTAAGATTCAATCTTTGATTGAGGAGTGGGTTGAAAAGTACAGACCACAAGAATTACGTATTGAAATTAACGCACACCAAAAGGCTTACGCCTTAGATGATGACTTGAGAGCCTATCTAGCATCCTATGGATGCCAGTTGAACTCACACTTCACAGGCAAGAACAAGTGGGACACATCATTTGGTGTAGCGTCAATGTCTATGCTCTTTGGCAATACCCGTGATGGGCGTTTCCAGGACAACAACATTATCGAACTACCCAGCAACGAAGGCTCTGAAGGTTTAAAGACTTTGGTGCAAGAACTCATTACCTGGAAACCAGATACCAAAAACCCAACAGACTGCGTTATGGCTCTGTGGTTTGCTATTATCCGCATACGCGAGATGATGCAGCAAAGCAGCAACGCATCTAAGTGGATGCAAAACCGATGGACAACCCAGGCTCAAGCCTCAAGGCGACAAGCAGTTAACTTAGATGAAGCGTTTGCAGACCAGTGGTCTCAAACTTACGGTTAGGATACCAATGGCATTAACAATGGAACAGGTAGCAGCACGCGTTGAAGCGTTGCGCTACCGTAACCACGAACGAGATGCTCGTAACCTTAACGTACTTGCAGTCCGCAAAGGCCAGATTGCATCTGTATATCCTGAGTTCTTCCCAGAAGGCGTAGACGCCAACGTAGTAGCCAACTTTATTGACGTGGTTGCACGCGACCTATCCGAAGTCATGGCTCCACTGCCAGCAATCAACTGCTCTGCCGTTAACTCTGTTAGCGAGAAGGCTCGCAACTTTGCTGACAAGCGTACTCGTATTGCTTTTAATTACTTTGTTCATTCTGATTTATCAGTTCAAATGTACTCAGGTGCAGACTGGTATCTAACATATGGTTTCGTTCCGTTCATGATTGAACTGGACGAAGATAGCAAGTTGCCACGTATTCGCATAGAGAATCCAATTGGGGCTTACCCAGAATTTGACCGCTATGGACGTTGTGTGGCATTTGCAAAACGCTATATGATGACCCTTGGAGAACTTGTTGCCCAGTTCCCAGAGTATGAAACTCAAATCCTTGGGCAGAGCGGATACAAGCAAGACCTGCATGCACAGGTTGAAATGGTCCGTTATTATGACAAAGACCAATCTGTAATTTATTTACCTAGAAAAGGTAATTTAGTTTTATCTAGCGCATTGAATCCAATGGGCAAGATGATGGTTGTCGTGGCACGTAAGCCGTCTATTGATGGCGAGATGCGTGGACAATTCGATGACGTATTAGGTATTCAACTTCTCCGCAACCGTTTCGCCCTATTGGCAATGGAAGCAGCAGAGAAGAGTGTTCAGGCACCAATCGTATTACCACAAGACGTACAAGAACTCCAGTTGGGTGGAGATGCGGTTATCCGTACCTCTAACCCTGCTGGCGTTCGTCGTGTCGAATTAAACATCCCACAAGGCGCATTTACAGAAGCGCAACTTCTTAACGAAGAACTTCGTTCTGGTACACGTTACCCAGAAGGACGCTCTGGTAACATTAATGCTAGTATCGTTACAGGTCAAGGCGTACAGGCACTCATGGGTGCCTTTGATACACAGGTCAAATCAGCACAAGCAATCTTTGCTGCTACTCTACGTGATGTTGTTTCTCTCTGCTTTGAAGTAGATGAGAAGATTTTCCCAACCGAAAAGACAATTCGTGGCGTAGACTCTGGTAGCCCATACGAGATTACCTACAAGCCAATAAAGGACATCAAGGGTGATTACTCTGCAGATGTTCGCTATGGTATGCTTGCTGGTCTTAACCCAGCACAAGGACTTATCTTTATGCTACAGGCTCTTGGTGGTGGACTCATCTCCAAGGACATGGCAATGCGTGAACTTCCATTTAGCGTAAACGTTACACAAGAACTTGAAAAGATTGAAATTGAAAATATGCGCTCATCACTTCTTGGTGCTATTACTGCATTGGCTCAAGCCATTCCGCAGATGGCTACACAAGGTGGAGACCCAGCATCTATCGTAACTAAAATTGCGGGAGTAATCTCTGCGCGGCAAAATGGACAGACACTTGAACAGTCTATTGCTGGCGTGTTTACTCCTCAGCAACCAGTTCCTCCTGCTGGTGCTGCAACTTCTCCTGTTGAGCAGCCGTCCCCTGTTCCAGGCGCGGCTCCAGTGGGAGGTTCCCCTCAAGGTGGACCAGTAATAGCACCTGCAAAACCAGCACCAGACATACAAACAATATTATCCACACTCAGTGGTACTGGCAAGACCTCGGGACGAGCAACAATTAAGGAATAAAAATGACAACGCTAGTAGCAATCCAGGGTGACGGATGGTCGGTACTAGGATGCGATTCAAGGCTCAGCGATGAGCATGGTCGTTTTCAAATTGCAAAGACTCCAAAGATAGTAGATAACAACGGTGTATTGATTGCAGGTTGCGGTTCATCCCGCGCAAGCAATGTATTGCACTATGGCTATGTACAACCTAAGCCAACACTTAAAGAAAATTTAAACACATACATGACGGTAAAGTTCATACCGCAAATGCGTAAGAACTTTGTAGATGCTGGCATAGACATGAAAGAGGACGGCGATGTCGCACTTATTGATGGCGGATTCCTCATATCCGTCAAAGGGCAAGTTTTCTCGGTTTCTGAAGATTATTCGTGGGATACTGATATTCGTAACGTGTATGTCATGGGCAGTGGTGGCGATGTTGCCCTCGGTGCGTTGGCAGCGTTGGGTGTGGAAAAAGTAAAGACTATTAACCAAGCAGAGACTATTGTTCGTAAGGCAATTGCTATTGCAATCCAATATGACAATATGTGTTCTGAACCAATTCATATATTTAAACAATACGCATAGGAGTAAACATGGGTGGAAAAGGAAGCGGTGGCGCTAACGGCGGACCACAATACAATCCAGCAAATGTTTCTGCTACTGGCGGAGCGGGACAAAGCGGTAACTACACAGGCTTTGGCTACGGACAAAATGGCGCTATAAATAACCAACGTATACAAGGTAATCAAGCAATGGCGTCTGCTCAGGCAGCCACACCATCTGCCCCTACAGAACCATACGCGGGCGTTAACATGCCTAAACTGGGCACGCTCTTTGACCCAACCACACGCCCTAATGAACCAATCACAGCAGGTGTGGACTTTGGTCCTGGCCCAGGAAGTGAAGCACTCCCACAAGGATTAATGAATAATACTCGCATTGACGAGAATGCAAAGATTGCTGCGCAGTATCTACCAGACCTAGCGCATGCAGCAAAGTCTCCAGATGCCCCAGATTCATTTAAAAACTTTGTAAACTATCTTATCCAAAACAGTCAGAACACAGTACAAAATGGCTGATGCTACTTGGATGCCTGGAAGTCTTTTTGACAACATTGACAAGTTTGCTAATTCGCTAGGGTATCAGAATTCAGCAATTGCAATTGAACTTGCTATGATGCCATGGAAATCACCAGATGAACGTGATGCTTTTATTACCAACATTACTGGTCAAGACCCACAAGGTGGGACTGAAAAAAATTATATTAAACAAAACTTCTAGGGGGTAGGCATGGCATTATTTAATTCATTCCTATCTACACTAGGCACTGGACTAAAGACCATTACAGGCGGCGGAGATTTTCTTAGCGAAGAAGAAAGACAAAAGCAACAGGCACTTAATGACACAATTAAAAATGCTATTGCTACTACTGATAAAATAACTTCTCACATTCCTGGAAATGGGATTGCTAAGGCTGCAGCAAAATCTAGCGCAGACTTTTTGCTACGTGCAGGTCAAAAGTTTAATGACCAAGTTTATTCACCTTTAATGCGTACAGTGTCAACTGCTGGACTATTGACAGATAAAAACTCACCTCTTTACAAAAAAGGTCAGTATGAAGAAGGTTTTCAGTTTACTGACATTAAAGCAGCATATGACCGTTCTGCTAAAGTAACAGCATTTCAATCTCTCACTAAATCCAGTTTAG